CTACGGGGAACCCCAGACGATTAGTGAATACAGTATTGATAGCTCTGTACCCACCCTTACGAGATACACCCTCAACAGTCAGCCAATGTGCATAGACTTCGTCAGCTTTAGACCAGAGGATATTCTGAGATACACTTCCTTTTACTCTAGGGTGAATCCAAGGAGTGCTGAGGATAGACTTCATATAGTGCGTCTGCGCCTCACGAACATTCTCAGGAACCTCACGGCTACGTATTGAGAGAGTCGTATCATCATTGTCAAACGTCTCAGTTTGTACAACAGAGTCCTGCAGAGAACATTTACGTGAGATGTTGATACAGAGCCTGTCCATACGATGTGCAGAGAAGAGACGCTGGAACAATGCGTGTGCCATTGTCCTACTTTCCGTGGAGCACACGATTTTAGACTTGATAAATCGGTATTTAGCCTGTTTTGCCTTAGCAGATAGCCTTGGACGCTTATCAGACCTATGAGCAGAGAACTGGTAGCACACTGCATCACGTGGGCCAATAAAGATTAGCTTGGATACAGTGTACTGATTAGTGACAGAGGTACTTAGCATTACGTACTCCTTGTAGGTCTAAGTCTCCTATCCAAGGGACTGACATTTCGTGTGTAAAGCCTTCTGGAGCACACTCTAAAAGCTCGCTCTTGAGCTTCTGTAGTACACCTTCACCATTGGCAAAGTTCTCTATGTATGACTCTCGTACGGCTTCTTCCATTGCTGGACCATCACTTACGTGACAAGCAAACGAATCGTGTATACAGGACATCTCAAAGTCACAGCTGTTAACAATCTTACTTAGGACTGAGCTGTCTTGAGAGTGTATGTAGTTGGCACTTATAGATGACTTAAACTTAGCTACGTCAGCTATCGGGGTACTAATGTAGAACTCGCTGTAGACTGTATTACCTTTATAGTCTGTACCAGTTGCTTGTATGCTCTGTTGCTTACGGAAGTCTGAGAATACGGGGAAGCCTTGTGGGTTAGTCCACATAAACATCCTGCGCTTTGGTTGAAGCTTAACTTTACCAGTAGGTCTTCCATCCTTGTCGTAGGCAGGTAGCATATCTTTGTCGCTATAGACTATGTCCGATACAAGAGACTTCATCCATTGTAGAGCACGTATTGCCCCAGGAATCTCTTCAGGGATACTCTCCCAGATAGCTTTAGAGATAGCAGCTACAGTAGGGGAGAATAGCTCTGTCGGCATATCGCTTTTGATTCCCCACTTACGTAGGAGCATCTTTACTTCCTCGAACTGAGAGATGAACTTTCCATCATAGGGAGTAATCATTACTGCTCGTTTAGCTAATAGTCTACTTTTGAATACTTCAGGACGATTGTCTGACAACCAAGTCACACCAGCTGTAGCTTCTGCATCCAGTTCACCAGTGAGGTGTCGCGTGTGTAGAGTGTTCATACCCTTTGTTAGGATATCGCTGTAGATATCTTGTAGGTCGTCGTCTGTTAGATTGGTTAGCTTACCTGAGGCAGCATCACCAGTCAGTGAAGCGAGAATACCTAAACCAGAGGTAGCAAAGTCAACAGCTCCCTTGATGGAACTCTCGAATGCGTATCCTTGTTCAGTATATCCAGCCCACTCAAAGCATCCTTGTAGGAACTCTGTAGGCTCGTCTTTGTGCATCCACTCTTCACGCATACCAACAGGGTCTGCAGCGATAGATAGTAGAAGGTCACTGTTAATGTATGTCCACATAGTGCGAACGTCGATAGGTAACTTGTCGTGTCCTGCTGCGTTAGCAATGTGACGAGCTAAGTACGCAGCACCTTCGTGATTGCCGACTGGCTTCGTCTTAGCAAAGCGTAGTAATCCACGTGCTACCTTACTTCCCATAGGACTAAGTGTAGTGTGTGCAGGGTACTGACGACCACGATAGTCTACGTTCCATACGTAGTACAAATCATTACCAGCGTACTGGTAGAGTAAGTCCATCAAGGTACTGCCGAGCAGCTCCTTACCACGTACTGAGTTGACCGACTTGCGTGCATCAAAGAAGTCAGCCCAGAACTCTCCACGAGCTGAAATTAGCTCTGGTGTAGCATTCTTTGGCAACTCTCCTTTGTACTCTTCAGGGACATCTAAGTCATCGTAGAACCCTTCCTTACGAGTAACAGTGTGAGGCATAAATGGAATCTCTATCCCACCTAACATCATAGCGTAGACTGCAGCGTACACATCTTCGTGAACTCTGTAGGCCACTGATTGTAGCTTGTTAGAGGTCTTTAGAGTGCTGTCTATGTTAAATTCAGAGTACTGGTTGATACACGTACGCGCTGTCTTCTTCTTCACGTAGGGAGAGAAGAGAGCCATACTCGGAGTTAGATAACCTCCGTCTACAGTAGTGGTCCAGTCTCGTGGCTTACACAATAGTGGTCTGTGGATAGAAGTGAATCTATCGTATGTACGTAGGAGTTCATCGATTACCTCACTGCGAGTTACAGTAAGCATACGAGTGATGTGGTTATGTTCAGGAACAGTAGAGCTGCGAGACTCTACCTCAAACTCTTCCAAGTGTATGACAAATGAACTGACAACAGCTACTGCTACTGCGTTAATCTGTTCCTTCACCTCAGGCTCTAAGTAGACAGACAGTATCTCAGTTCCGTGAGTCGATACTTGAAGTATGTCGTAAACAGAACTCAGCTTAGCACCAACCTTACGAATCAACTGAGTGTATGGAGTAGATGATGTTTTAAGACTTGTAGTATGTTGAAGTGTTAAAAAGCTTGTGAGGATTACTCGCAGACCGATGTCCGCTAATGTCTCAGAAGTAAGTGGTTGGAATAGGTCTAGGCCACTGTTCAGAGAAGCAGATTGAGGCACTAAAGCTAAGTCGTCGACCATTTCACCAACAACAATGCTGGGATGGTTAACGTCCTGTAGTTCTTGAACATATCGCTGAACCCCAATTGGTGAAGCCTGAATCTCCATATCTCTTTGGAGTTCGTAGTAGGTTTTGTTAGGCATATACCCTCCTTAGATTGATGTGATTAATAGCCGCTTTATTAGGGTCTAATTATTATGTTTGTTGTGTTCGATTAGCACACACAGAAACGTCCTCAAATAGGGACGCTTGAATGTAAGCTCTATAGTGCTCCTCTAAAGGACGACTATTAAACCCAGCCCAATGTCCGAACAAACAATGAACGTCCCTAATACGCTACCACTGTGTAGTAGTGTGTAGGAGGTGTGTTCAAAGTTCATTCAGTGCATTGTGTGGGTTTAGATAGCGTCCCTCGTAGGAGCTTGTAGGGCGTGGTAGGTTACTTGTACAGTGACCTTCCTGATTCTCTCAGCTTCTTTTCAACGCTGTGGAGTTGTAATTCAGCATTGTTAACTAACATTGACTGGAACTCTGTAGTGTTCATTGCCGTGGCAATTTCGTAGCTGTTGTTGAGGACTATATTGATAGGAGCATCGTCACTCTTAGTAACATTGACAGCACCACCATTAGCGAACTTAGGCATTGCACCCTTCGCTGAACTGGCTGAACCGCCACCATTGAGATGAGTCAATAGACCCATATTGGCTTGAGCAGCTTTAGCTCGTACGACGAATTCACCATTAGATAGCATTGCAGGGATAGAGTCAGAAGTACCTGAACCAGCACCTTGTACGTGACCGCCATTAGCGAACCCGAAGATACTGCCGATACTACCGAAGATAGAACCTAATCCACCTCCACCACCACCACCGAAGATGCCACCTAACATAGAGCCGATACCACCACCACCAGAACCACTGAACAATCCACTAAGTGAACTGCCGAGTGAACTCAAGATAGATGAGAACGAACTTCCTAATGTCTGTAGACCACCTAACAGTGAGGTACCCAAGTTGCCGAAGAACCCAGACATACTGCCAGTCTGTGTAGAGAGTGCGTCGACAGTCTTGTCTCCCACATCTTTAGTACCAGACTCAATAGCACTCATCGTAGAAGACATCTCAGTCTCGTACGTTGTGTACTGCTTAGCTGTAGCTGCACCCTTCAGTGGGTCAGCACCCTTCAACCAACCATCAATCTCAGCTTCTAACGGCTGGAATCCTCGGTCAATGAGCTTGTCAGTAACATTGGATAGTAGATTCTTGAATCCATTACCAAGAGCGTCACCGATACTACCACCTTTAGTGATAGAGTCTTTCAGACCACCAGTGAAGGACTTGCCAGCACCTTCAAATACGTTGCCAAGACTAGACTCTAAGTCTACCAGTTTGTCGGATAAGGCTTGGGTTGCATTAGCAGCACGAATAGTTTCGTAGTGCTTCTGTCTATCAAGCTTCATAGACTCCACGTGAATGGCGTCTTCCTTAAACCGATACTCTTGAGAATCCTTTGTTAGAGTCTTCAGTTCCTCTCTGTATCGAGCAATGGTAGCAACAGTCTGTTTCATCTCAAATGTAACTGTCTCGCCTTTACCACTGGTAGATACACCACCGATAGAGTTCCTTTCAGCAGGATGATTACCAACACTACCGCCAGTCTTGAATGCAGGTAGTTTCTTACCACTATTCATAGCTTCTAAGACATTACGATACTTACTGGTTTGCTTTGCATTGATGACAAATTCGCCATTAGATAGCATAGCTGGAATAGAATCAGACGTAGCTGTTCCTTCACCCCATACCGCACCACCTGTAGCAAGCGTCTGTGGACCTCTGCCACGCTTAGCAGGAGCACCAGTTCGTCCACCACCAGTTGTACCTGTTGTGGAATCACCAGTTGTACCTGTTGTGGAATCACCAGTTGTACCTGTTGTGGAATCACCCGATGAGCCACCAAAGAAACTGGATACCTTCTCACTCATAGCTTTTAGTTTGTCAGTTAACAAACCTCCAAGATCACCAAAGGAAGGCATCTCAAAGTCGAACCAACCTGAAACAGTATCTGTGACAGAAGTCCAAGTAGTGTCCAGACCATCAAAGACAAACTGACCGATACCAGAGTAAACACCAAGAGTGAAGGTGAACCAACCTTTAACTATAGTCGTTAGAGTGTCCCACACTTTAGACAAACCTGTTGAAATCACAGCTGTTAGACTGAAGTCGTCAGATGTCACAAAGTCGAACCAACCTGTAACTGCAGTAGAGAGATTAGTCCAAGCGTTCTTTAGGCCATTGCCTATCATTTCACCGACAGTGTCATCGCGGTTACGTTCTCTTGCACTGCCTACCTTATTAGCGGATTGAGCATCACCTGAGAACCAACCGATAACAGTAGTGCTCAGTGAAGTCCATACCTTAGATACCTTGTCAGCAATAATGCCCAGTACATTTTTAGTACCATCAGCATCAACAGAAATAGTACCGAACCAGTCTGTGACAGTAGTCTTTAGAGACTCGTATGCCTCACCAATGTAGTTAGCAGCCATTGTGCTTATTCCACCATTAGCTTGGTACTCATCTAACCCTGATGTGTCGAAACCTAACCAGTTTCCAAGCCACTTAGCTATAGAGGTGACGAAGTTGTCGAGCATACCTAGAGGGCTGACTGTGAAGAGAGCGTCAAGAGTCTGTGTAAAATCACCAGAGAACATCTTGTCGAACCACTTCTCAGTAGCCTCAGCACTGATGAGTCCGAAGGATAATCCATCAACAATACCACCAGCAGCAGAGGTCATCTTCTCGTATATCGAAGTGATATTATCTCCATCTCTATCGGAAGCATCGCTCCAACCCTTCCACCCATCGTACACTGCAGTAATAGCAGCTAGAGGTAGAGCAAGTTTTCCTAACATACGAGCAGCTTTACCAGCTGTCTTAGCTATTCCAGCTATTTTACTTGATGCTCCACCAGCAGCACCAGAAGCACTGCCAGCTACACCAGCAGCACCAGAGAGACCTAACACCTTACCGATATTGGGCAATCCCTTGACTAAAGATGAGAGTCCTGAGAGGGCTACTTTAATAGTCTTGAAGGGAGCAAGTACAGCCACACCGAAGAGTGCTGCACCGATTATACCGACCTTAGAGGAACTTCCCTCGCTCATACCGACGTCTGTGAGGAAGGATTCAATCTTCTCCTTAACGGATTGTACGAAGCCTAACAGGAGTCCTACCTTACCAAAGAACAGGAAGCCTAATAGACCACCATCCATTTTGTAACTCTCAGCGAGAGCTATAACAGTAGGGTTAGCAGCGACTGAGTCGAGCTTAGATTTGAATCTACCGAACCAGTCTATTGTCTTAGCGATACCTTCACCAACGAGCAGCAATCCATTACTGACCTTGTCTACAACATTCTCAACAAAGCTCTGAGCACTGCTCTTGCCATTGTCCATAGTTGTAAGCATAGTTTGTATATGGTTTATCACCTTCTCAAAAATAGGAGCTAATCTGGCAAATATCTGATCACGGATTAGTGTGAAGGTAGTCGACAGTTTAGTCCAAGCATCGTTAGCGTCTTCGACACCCTTTGCTTGACTATCAGACAGGGTTAACCCTAATGCCTTAAACGCCTTACGTTGCTTGTTTAGAGCCTCTGAGCCGTCATTAAGGACGTTGATCATTGCAATGCCCTTGCCTCCGAAGAGTTCCTGAGCTAATGCTGTCTTCTTAATACCATCAGGCATATCCTTGAACTTGTCTGCTACAGCACCTAATAGTGCGTCTTGAGACCTCAGAGTACCATCTTGGTTTTTAATACTTATGCCTAGCTCATTGAATGCTTTCTTAGCTAGACCTGTCCCACGTTCAGCATCACCGATACCTTTAGAGAAGGTTTTCATACTTGTGGTCAAGGACTTCAGTCCAACACCGCCAAGGTCAGCTGCGTACTGCAGACTCTGAAACTCTCCAATGGTAGTACCTAATGCTTGAGCCAGTTTCTTCTGGTTATCGATTGAGTCGAGAGATGCTTTACCTACAGCACCAAATGCGGCTGCTGCTGCACCTATGCCAATAGACATCTTAGCGAAACGTGCACCAACACTCTGTGAGTATCTGTTTACGTTAGCGAAGTTCTTCTTGACCTTACGCTCAAATTTACCAACAGATGTACCAGCCTTCTTTAGTCCTGCTGCTAGCTTTGCGCTATTGGCTGCTAAGGAAAATGTTAGAGTAGCTACGTTCTTATTAGTAGACATACTTTTACTCCTGTCTGTTATTATTATTATGCAGGGCTACTACATGATGTGTGGCTTCTTATAGATGCCTTCTTCGTTACATAGACCTAAGTCTATTAACTCTTGTTGTTTACTTTCACCCATCTCAACCCATCCTCGAAGCTGTCCTTCTACTTCAATTTCTGTAGGAGGTGCTTTATCGTTAAAAATGTGTCCGTAGATTTGGTCAAGAGTTACGTCAGCAGCTTCACCGCCACCGAACCCTCGTACTGCATTCAACATCGTTACTACCTCTACACCAGACCTTTGATAATGTCCGACGTCACCGATGAGATACTTGTTGTTGTATTGAATGTACAGTTGGATTTCCCTATGCGTGAGTCGTGTCGATATCTCTGAGAGCGGTATCCCTAACTGTAGAGATAACGCTATATAGAACTCAGATTCATCGGTTAGGCGTTTGGGACTTCTTCGGCCTCAACATCACCACCAACTAGACCAGTGAGTGACATAATCTCTTCTGAGACAGCTGTCAGAGGAGCGAGAGGTAGTTCGAGGATTGACCCTTTGTCCTTGTCTGTGAACGATGGCTTTCCCTCATCATTCATTACACCAGCGATGATTATTTTGGCTAAGATGTTCATATCGCCTTGAAGTTCTTTTATAGAAGATATTGCACCAGCAGAGAGTTCACGGCAGTTTACTTCACCAAGACCTTCTACAGTGATGGTAGATGTCTTACGAGATACGTTGTTTAAAAAGTCTAATTTGTTCATATATATGTCCACCTTTTATAGAGGGTTAGTTACCTCAGACCGAATGTCTAAGGATTGTTTAATTAGGAGACACCCACAACTATCTCCGTACTTTGGAGAGTCTCTTATGTGAGGTAGAGGGGTGTCGATTGGAGATTTAGAGACCTCCAACTAGGTCTTAATACTTATGCTGGTGAGTCGAAGTACGGCTCGCCATCGATTACGATAGTAGTAGAAGCCTTAACAACGTCATCAAACGTCAAGTCGATACCGAAAGAGCTGATGAAGCCGTCAAAAGTGACCATCTCTAGGTCAGTACCAGCAGCGTCATTCTTCAACTTAATGCCAAAAGATAAACGAGTGCCGTTTGAAGCAGCTTCACGCATTGCTAAGTGAGCAGCGCTACGTGGTGACCAGTAGACAGAAGCGTCTAATGTACCAGCGTCCAACTGTCCACGTAGCTTGCCCTTGTACTTCTCACCGAACTCAGGAGCTTCGATAACAGTAGATTCGTTAGCCAATGTGCCGATTTCAGCCAATCCTTTAATCTCTACGATAGCAGCATCGTCAAACCAAGAACTTGGGTCAGCAATCTCAGCTGTGGTTAATGGGGTAGTACGGAAGTAAAGCTCTGAGAACGAGCTCACGAACTTAGATGTAATGTTAGCCATTTTAATGGTTCCTTATTAGTATGTTAGATTGATATCCACGAGAAGTCTGTACTTAAACTTGTCGTCTTTCTCGTCTTCAATAGTGAATTGGATATCTCGTATTTGTGATGTTTTAATAGTGGTTGCACCCTCAGAACCTATAGGTCCAGAGTATTTACCCAGTCTCTCTACAAGGCTCTCTTGTATCGATTCCAGTGTCTGCATATCTTGTTGATATACGTACACATCCAGTTGTACCTGAGTAGAACGGAAAGTCTTAGTACCTGCAAAGGCATACTGGTCATAGTCACCGCCACGTACGTTATACACGCACACAGGGTAGTCATTCTTAGTATTGATTCCTTGGTAGATACGTCCACCAACAGCTGTCCCGAGACCCAACTGAGTATCGGTCTTGAGGAAATGTCTGAAGTCAGTTATAAATGACATAGTTACTTACCTCCCTTGTTGGTTTTCTTCTGCAGACGCTTGACACTCTTATCGATAGACTTCCCTAACTCGTGAGCAAAGATGTTTACTGACGTGTCTGAGTGACTATCGATAGCTGGACGAAGGAATGGCTTAGGAGCACTACGCTCTGTGCCGTATTCCACGAAGTTTGAATACCAAACTCCTCCAACAGCTGCCTTCTTAGTGTTGCCAGCTTTTACACGTGCAACAGCTACTGTGTCTTTAGTAGCTCCGTTCTTCTTATCAGCCTTGTTAGGTCTACCTACAGACACCTTAATAGTGTCCTTTAGCGCACCCGACTTGGTCGGTACATTGTCCTTAGCAGCATCCAAGACAGGCTTAGCAGCATTACGTAGAGCGTCTCTGAGGGTTTTCTCACCCTCCTTCTGCCCATACTCCTTAGCTATCTGTCCCAGTACTTTATCTAAGTCCTTGAGTCCTAATATCTTAGTATCAATCACCCTCAGACCTCCTCACTACGAAACTAATGTATGTAGTGTTGAAGTCGAAGTTGTCTACCAAGTGAATGTCGTAGGTGTTACCACGGACACAGACCCTATCAGTGTGAGTGATACGGTGTGTTCCCTTGGTCAGTGGAACAGTCAATCGCAATACTTCTGTGCTTGACTTGATTCCAGCCGCTACTACGTCTCTCATAGAGAGCTGTACAATGCGTGCACCAACAGTTGTAAAGGCTTCCCACGTTGGTATTAAAACCCCGTAGTCGTCCTCTACTTCAGTCTTACACTGGAACTGAGCCCTGTGTCTGAAGTCTGATGTCTTGAACTTAGCCATTTACATCACCACTCGTCGGTACTTAGCCAACAATCTTTCACTACACATTGGTAGTTTGTTGACAGACCCTTCTGTGGTGTTGTCGCGGTTCATGAACAGTTCACTGCAGTACATTAGGACAGCGTGTTTAATATCGTTGCCACCCCAAGGCTCTGCTCTGATATCTTCGATGTCAATGTCACCCAGCTTCGTTACGTAGGTAACTGTCACTGGATTATTCCTCTTACTCAGAGTAGGTCTGCTTGACCCAGCTAGGAAGATCACTTGTGGTTCTCTGCTAGTAAGGTCTAAGTAGTACTCTGTATCGAGGTACGTCTGTACAACGTCATCTGCATCAAGGTAAGTTATCGAGGTAATCGACTTCGCACCCCTATGAGGTAACACTACGTCACCAAACGCAGGAGCATACAACTCAATGGACGTGTCCACAAAGAAGTCTCCTACGTACGCTTCAGCTATTGCACAGGCAGTCATCGTGATGCCTTCAAGGTACTGGTCCGACAGAGTATCTCCATCGAACAGATTTAGATGGTCTTTCACTTCACTGAGTTCTATAAAATCGAACTGTTCGGTAATACGTTTCCAGTGATGGGATTTACCACTATTATTAATATAATTTGACATTTAATGTCCTCCTGATTATGTCCGAAGAGGACGAGTTAAATTAGGCTTGTGTCTTTAGACCAACCAAAGAAGTAGTGATGTCGTATGCAGAGAAAGCAAAGCGACTGTCACCGAAGTAAGTCATGTTTCCAGGTGCATACTGGTCCATACGAGTAACGTCCATAGTCTTGCGAGATACGAATGCTAAAGCAGCGTTCATGTTACCGAAGTAAGCAGAAACGTGAGCAGCACCATTACCAGCGTCTAAAGCGTCAACGATTACGATTGGGTAGCCAGCAAGAGTCATTACCTTGGTAGCAGGGTCGAAGTTCATTGTGTTGTTGTTAGAGCTAGAGATCAAAGAGTAAACAGCACGTGAAACGTAGAACTTAGCACCAGAAAGGTAAGCAGTACCACATTCTTCGATTAGCTTGATCATCTTAGCAACGATGTCTGCTTGAGCAGGTAGAGCAGTAGCAGCACCAGTCTTAACAGTCTTAACAACGCCAGCCTTCAATACAGCAGCAGCTTCAACGTTTTCAGCAGTAGCAAGCTTCTGTGCAATCAACTTAACCATCATACCGTCAAAGTCTTGGATATCTTCAAGAGCTGGTAAGCTGATCATGTTCTGAGTAGTCCAGTTGTTAACAACAACCTGTGCAGTAGCAATAGAACCACCATTGGCACGTGAACCATCTTGGATTACAGTGTTTTCTTTGTTCCATGTAACACCAGAGATGCTAGGAAGTTGGATAACGCCAGCACCAGTGTTGATGACCATAGCTTCGCCACGGAATACAGACTGCTGCTCAAGGATGAAGTAAGGAGACTGTGCATCAGTACGTGAACCAGTGATGCTATCGCCTTCAGCTACAGCCTTAGTGAATGTGTTAAAGCTCTTACCGAACATTGCTGCGCCTTGTGCGTTAGTAGTACTTTCGAAGTGAGTAGTCATAGGGGTTTCTTCCTTTTGGATAGTAGGTAGAGCAGCGAATTTAGCTTCAAGCTCTTCATGTTTAATTAATAGTTCAGCAGAAGCGGCTTTAGCGGCTTCTAATTCAACGTGTACAGCAGCAGTAGCTTCAACAGCTTCAGCTTTTACAGCTTCAACAGCTTCAGTTACAGCAGTTTGGTCAGCCTTTACAGCCATTTCAGATACGTGCTTAGTCGTTAAAAGATCTAAAGCTTCGGTTACTTGTGTCATATCAGTCATAGATATACCTCGTTAGAGTTGTTGGTTGATGCGATCTAACAGATCACTTAGATTTTGACTATCAGTGTCCTCAGACTTGCTCTGGGTTTCATCTGACCAATGTTCTTTCACAGAGTGGACAACGTCCTCGCTCTGCTTTTTAGATAGTCCTGACTTCCTCAGGTTATCTTTAAGTGCATTGAAGTCGAGTGAACCATCGGCTGATTTAACATCAGTGACGACAGCTTGTGAGTTGGCTGGGACATCTACAACTGATGCCTCTACTAACTCGATTGATTTAAAAGTGCGTGTACCATCATCGTTGTATTCGTAGTCGTTAGACTTGAATCCAATAGATACACTGTCCAGTACTCCTCGTCTGAGAAGTACACGTGTGTCGTTACCAAGAGATGTATCTGTGAAGATTTCACCCTTAGCTAAAAGACCTACCTCATCCATTACAAGCTCGTTCCACGTGCCTATAATGCTGTCTCGGTTGTGTTGGTAAAGCATTCGCAGCATTACACCGCCCTGATGAAACGCAGCTACATAGCCTTCTAACGCTTCTCGAACGATGATATCGCCAGTCTTGTCGACATTGCCCCACGTAGTTAAGTACGCTTCGATATTGTTGCCGTCTTCAGATGCAGACAGCTGCTTTGTTAATGTGAATTCAACTTGCTTATTCATTGTTGTTTTCCTCACCTGTGTTTTCAGGAGCCATTGCGTTTGGTTGGCCTTCAGTGCCCCTATAGTCGTTAGCGTTTAAAGATGAGACTTGTCCTAAGACGTCTCCACCCTCTAATGCTTCCATACCTGTATAGGCTCGAGCTTCGTTAGCAGTCCAGATTCCAGAGTCAACTAACTTTGCAGCTACGTTGGCTTGGCTCTCTACATCACCCTTTAGGAGTTCTGTCACATCAAACTTGAAGCATTCGTCATAGCTTTTGCTCAGTAGCTTCATATTGAAGGACTGTTCAATGCTGGTTAGGATAGGTGCGAACGTATCTCTGTATAGAGCAGTTTGCATTTGACGTACGTTAGAGTACTTCTGGTCACCACTACCACCGACCATAAAGGAAGGTACGCGGAACACAGCAGCAATCTCGTGTATAAGGTTTAATCGGAGTTCACGTAGGTCAGTGTCAGCAGCTGTAGTGCCTTTGTGCTGCTTCATAACACCCATCTCTAAGAGTAGTGAACCGCCTCTATTTGGCCCAGCAGCCGTAAAGCTCTGCTTCACTCCCTCTAAGAAATCCTCTTTACGGTTGGCGTCTAAGTACTCTGGGAACTCAAACGAGGTCATGATGTTGACTCCATTCCTGAAGGTGTCTTCCATCAACTCGTCAGCAGCCTTTAACGCACCTATGCGTGTTGCAGCTAATGTGACTCGAGACATACCTTCCACGTCGAACAACACTGTGTCCTTGATGTGGATGATTTCGTCGTTAGGTATACGCTCGTTACTACCTCTGTAGGAGTACACAGGCAATTTGGCGACATTTAGAGCATACATAATGTCAGTAGGGTCCATTGGGAGTAACTGAACAGGTCGGCCATTAGCTGTACGTACAATCTTCAAGTACGCATTACCATAGGTTAGTAGAGTAGCTACAAGGCCGTAGGTGAACTCGTAAGGAGTCTGATAGTCATTCGGACGTTGGCTTAGGCTAGAGATAGGACTCTTGGAGACAGAGCTATCGGCCTTGCTAACGAGGTTTAAGGGTAACTGTGCGATACCCTGAGCTATTACGTTGACGCAAGATAGAACTGTAGCGTCTTCCATAGCGTTAGCTGTTGTGACAGATTGGCCCGACTTAGTTCGTACTGCCATACCGCCTATAACAGTACCGCCACCACCACGTATAGGATGATTATCATTACTGCTAAATAGATTAAAGATAGCCATTATGGCCTCCTGTATAATTTGTTAAATGGGTATTAGATACCTGCTGCGTTAAGTCTGTTGATTATGGACAGAAGGTCTACTTCGATACCGCCAGAGTTGGGGTCAGCAATAGATACAAATCCGTTACCGCCATTGCCACCTGCAGCGACATTCGCTCCTTGAATATTGTCGTTGCCTCCGATGAATTCGCTATAGCCTTGTCCACCAGCACCGCCTGTGCCTACAAACATCTTCACACTCTGTGCGCCACTCGGTTTATTAATAAGCTGTGAGACAGTTGAGCCAGCTGCGGCACTCACGTTAACGGGAGCATTTGCTGACCCGTTGTAGGTGTCTGAACCTGCTGGACCACCGCCACCAGACCCGAGAGTTCCATTACCAGCTGGGCTACTTCGATAAGTGCCACCAGAGCCTCCTGCTGCCAATGACGAGGCTTGTCCAGCATAACCAGACGCACTACTTCTGTTTGACGCAACTGATCCTGCAGCTGTCCCAGCACCGCCAGAAGCTGTGTAAGTAGCTAAAACGCTACCTGTACCGTTAAGTCCTGAGTACCACTTAACCCACGAAGATGTACCTGAAGCTCCTGCTATTCTTCCGTAAGGTGGGTTATTCACACCAGCGTTACAGGAACCACCACCACCGCCTACAATAACTACGGAGATAGATGTACTCTGTGCTGAGATGTTGCTTGTGTAAGTTCCTGGAAGGGTATACTCGGCTGCACTACCTGCTGCACCTGTGTATAGACGCACGTTGTTGAGGGCTACTGTTCCAGATGAGTCAGCGTATATACCACTGCTGGCAGAGGATATATTGAACCCTGCGATACCACCTGAACGACCGAAGAAAGCTCCTGCAGAAGTGTCTCCTAACGCTTGCTTACCAAACTGAACACCAGAGGATGTATTAGCGAACTCAATGTTGCCGTCCATCACTATCTTGTCAGCGGTAATAGCATCAGCGGCTACTTTGTCTGCTGTAATAGCGTTGGTTGCTATCTTGTCTGCTGTAATAGCATTGGCTACAATCTTGTCAGAGGCTACTGTTCCTGAGACCAATAGATTTCCGTCGATTACTTCTTCGAGCCTAATCCAGTTAGTACCATCATAGAAGCGAGTAACAGACCACTGGTTAACTGTGTTGTATACAGTCACTGTGTCTAACAGTACTAACGTACCATCGTACCCACTTGAGTTATTCTTGACCCAGTTAGATACTCGTAATCCTTGAGTAGCTGTAGCAGATATATCTGCAGTACCCTGCCAAGGGAATGTAGGGTTCTCAGTCTCACCTAAGGATGAACCTCCGAGTGCTGAGTTAATGAATGCTGTTGTAGCGACGAACTGTCTACTACCTCGTTGACCTGTTGGACCATCAGCACCAGCAGGGCCAGTGTCTCCATCAACAACAGAGACTGTGTCACCATTGGATGAAACTACAGTAGATGTGTCACCAGTCTTAGAGACAGACAAGCTGTCACCTTGAGTTATTTTGTATATTGTTATCGTATCGCTCAGTCCATCGACTGTTGCAGTTACAGCTACAGACAACACTTGGTCGTCTACACCTGCTCCACCATTAGAACCAAAGGCTGATGCCTGAACTAAAGCTGTTGCAGAGCCGAGCACAGAGGATGTACCCACCAATGGCGCGTTACCTTTATCGTTAAGGAATGTCCACGCCACATTAGAGGCTGTATTCTGCTTATATGCTGTAATAGTGACATCACCATCGAGAGAGACAGTAGCTAATGCACTATCGTTGAACCCAAAGGTCTGTCTATTAGCAGATAAACGGATACTCTTCGCTGACGTACCATCGATAGCAGCGTCAGAGCGAGTGATAGAGAGTGTTTGTAAGTGAGTTGTACCATTGTGGACAGCACTCAGAACGACACTCGTAGTTGTGTTTAGGGCGTTACCAGCCACATCTAAAGCGTATGCTCCAGTAGCGTCGATAGTAACGTTAGAAATGTCTATACCAGTAGCTGATGCGACTGTGTATGTAGTAGATGCTGATACATCTTGTGTACCAAGGAGCACAATGAAAGTTCCGTCCACTGAGGTCAGTAAAGGTACTAATCCTGCACTGTCAGCAGATACTATCTCAGCCTCATTAGTGAGGTATACCGTGTAAGCGTCGACAGCGAGGATGTTGTCCGTGAGACCTACAGATGCTTTATAAACTGCCATATGAGGCTCCTTGTATTGAATTTGGGGTATAGACAGACACGCTACTTAGGTTAGTAACGTGCCTGTTAGGGGGGGTTTAGAGTGTTTAACTGGCAAACTGTGTTGGAACAGGACCCCAGTAAGGCAGCTTCGCATATGTCAT